GGGTACTTAGAAGTGCAGCTACTTGGCAGAAGGCTGCTGTGCCATAGAGTAGCGTGGAAGCTACACTATAAAGAAGAACCTCCAAATTACATAGACCACAGAGATACTAACAAAACTAATAATAGAATATTAAACATGCGAAAAGCCACACACCCTGATAATGGTGCTAACCGAGGCATGATGGCCAACAACACTTCGGGGTTTAAAGGAGTATACTTTCACAAACGACGCAAAACATACTACGCCAGCGCGCGTTACGAAGGCAAGTTACACCATTTAGGGTACTTCAGCACAGCAGAAGAAGCGCACGAAGCTTACTGTGCCGGGGCAAAAAAGCTGCACGGCGCTTTCTTTAACCCCGGTTCGTAGCTCACTCGGGGACCGGCATGGGCGCGTAGCTTTTCTTCACCTTGACGAGCGACGAGTCCTTGTTCGAACGCTCGAATTGCCCCGGCGGCGGCGCGTTGAGCTGCTCTTCCTTGACGCGAACCTGCTCGCGAGCCTTGCGGCGCTCGATAAGCTTCGCCTCCTCGATCAGCTCCAGGGGGCGTTCCATCAGGATCTGGCCCTCGCGGGTGATGAACTTGTCCGTCGTGCCGAGCGGCATCATCTCGGGGTGGCGGCTGGCGGGCACCGGCTCCCAGCCCTGCTGTGCGAGCTTGACCTGATACGATGGATCTTCCTTGCCGTAAACAGTCAGCCGGCGCCACTCGTAACCCCAACCCTCGGGAATAGCCGACTGATCGACGTAAAACGTATCGGTGCCGGAATCCATGTCGCCGCCGTTATTGGCGCGCACTTCGGCGGCGCGCGCGTGGGCGTCGCGCAGCGGCTCACGCAATGGCTTCCTGACCGGTGTGGGTTTGAACTCGTTGGCCATCAGAACCTCCAAAATCAGTGCAGCCGACCCTCGGCCTTGAGCGCCTGAACGCTCTTCGCGTATTCCTGCTCGGTCATGCCGGACAGCTCGGCCGCCTCACGCTGCGCGGCTGACAACCGCACCGCGTTGCGATTGTCGCCCCGGCTGACAGGCGCCGCTGGCGGCGGCGCGGCCGGCGCGCGGTGCGCCGCGTCCCGCATCGGATCGTCGCTGGCGTCATCGTCGGCGGCGCCCGTCCGCGCGCTTTTCTTGAACAGAATGTCCTCGACGGTGCTGTAATATTCGTCCGTCTCCGGCTCAATGCCATCCGCGACCGCGATGTTGTGGGCGGCAATCATCTTCTGGTAAAGCTTGGGATCTCTCGCGACCTGCGGATGCGCGCGCACCCAGGCAGCGGATCGCGGCGGCAACTGCGTCGCCAGCGCCTCGACCGGGTCCGATTGGACTTTTTTCGGGGCTGTGGCCTTGGGCTGCGACTCCATGGCGGCTTTGCCGTTTTCGAGTTGCAGCAGTTTGGCGGCGTTGGACGCCATTTCGGCCTGCACGTCAGCGGCGCCGGCGTAGTCACCCGCCTCCATGGCCGCCGCATACTGGCTCTTGAGCGCCGCGTTATCGTTTTTGACGGTGTTGACCGCGTTGGTGACAAGCTGCAAATTGGTGTCGCCAACTTCGTTTTTCGCGTGGTAGGCGGCCTGAGCCGCCTCATGCGCCCGCGTCTCGGCGGCGGCGCGCGCGGCGCGCTCCGTCTCAAGCTGCGCCTTCAACGTCGCGATCTCGGGATCGATCGGCGGCGTTTTGACCTCTGACTCGGCCACCGGCGGCGTCCAATCGGGGTCCAAATCTGTCTTGTCCTTGGCCATGTAGCGCCTCAATAAACGAGATCGGGAGATTCGACGCTGCCCTTGACCGAAGTATCAGTCAGCATACGGCAAGGCACGCCATTCACATTGATGGACCAGCCATCCGAAGGCCGCAGAATGACCCACCAACCAAGCTTGACCACACTGTCGAAATTCCATTCATCCGTACTAACAAAAGCCTGGGAACCAAGCTTGACGACGAGACCGACCTTACCCTGATATCGGTCTTCGTCACGCGCCTGACCCGGCAGCAAAATACCGCCCTTGGTCTTTTCGGGCCGCATGTAAACAGCGACCAGCACTTGATTGTTGAAAATATCGATACCCGACAGGTCGCCAATCTCGTCGTAAACTTTCTGTCGCGGGTCGGCGTCGTGCTTCATCTGATTAGCGTAAGCCACATGCGACCTCCAGTGCGCGCCGTGTACGCGTGGCAAAAACTATCACGCGCCGCGTTCCCTGTCATCAGCCTTCAATTCAGCCACGTCGCACAAGTCAATCGCTTCCAGCAGACCAGCAATGTGACCGACCGCCTGCCGGTATGCGGCATAGTCAGCCACGCCCGCGCCATAGGCGAGGTCGTGACTGAGTTCACCAATCCGCGCGTGCAGGATCGTCTTCAATTCGGCGGCAAACACCGACCGGTGCAGAAGGGTCATTTCCGCTGCTTCTCACCGTATTCGCGAATTTTCTCGAGCCGGCCCTCGCCGCCGCCAGAGCCATAGCGCATGTCAGGATAGACCGAGCCGCCATGCTTGCGGCCCGGAGGCGGAATCGGAGGTCCGCCCGGCGGCATCATGCCACCTGGAGGACCTCCCGGAGGCAGACCACCCGCCCCTGGAGGCGGCGGGGGCGGCGCCATGGGTGGGTGCGGAGGCATCGGCGGCGGGTTCGGCACGGGAGGCTGCTCGCCGCCGGCGCCGGGCGTGCGCGCCCCGATGATGATATTGACGTTCATCGGGCTCTTGCCCTTGGTGCGGCCGCCTTGAGCGCGCGCCTCACGCCCTCCTTCAGGCCTCGTGCCTTCGAGCCTACCGTCGGCGACCGCCTCGCGCGGCACGCCGCCGCCGTCCTTGCGCCCGAGTTCTTTCAGGCGCTCGCCACCGGCTCTGTTTGCGGGGCGGTCTTCAAACTTGCGCTGCTCGGCGCGCCGCGCACCCGGACTTTGCTTCTCGTAACGCTTTTGCCCTTCCGCATAGCGGGCGCGAAGCTTTTCCGGGGTCACCTCGCCGCCGTCCTTACGGTGGTCCTTCACCAGCGTCTCGGCGGCGCGCAGATCGCGCTCCTTGTGCGGATGCTCGGCCTTGCCGCCCTCCTTCAGGCCGCCAAGATGGTCCTTGCCGCCGGGCCGGCCACGATTGATATCCTTGACGTTGCGGTCTTCAAACTCCTCGACAAGGCCGCCGGCCTTGCGCTTGGCTCGGCCCGCGTGGTGCATCGCGTGCGCGCCCTCGACCTTGCCGCCGCGCTTGTACTGGCGCGGAGAGACAGGTTTCAGACCAGTTTGGGAACCGGCGTTCAAAGGATCGGTTTCGCCCTCGGTGTCCCAACCGCTGGCGTCAACGGCGCCAGAGCTGCCCTTGCCGCCCATGCGGCGGGCTTTTTCCTTCATCGCCGTGCGGTATTTTTTACTTTCCACTGACATGGCTCGATCCTCTTCTCGCACTTGCAGCGTGCGCGGTACGCGTCTTTGACGGAAGCGCCGTCAAATAGGTGGTGCGTCAGCCAGAATCTGGTCGCCGACATTGACAGAACAGCCCTCCGGCTTCTTGCCGTAGCGGACAGCGCCCGTATCAGTCACCCAGTGCTCCCGCACCTCAAAGGTACCCTCGGCAATAGCGTCAAGCGTAGGCCGCACATACTCGCATTCCGGCATGGCCGGCTTGTGGCCCCCAAAAGTCGATATAATGAAAGGCGCCGTAGAAACTGTTACGCACACGGGAGCGCGGTACGTTGCTGCGGTTATGCGCCATTCGTCGCATGCGGCACGCCACACTCGCTTGATACGCGGTATTAACTTCATGTGCGTGATCCTTTTACTACCGGTGGGACTGCTTGTGACGCGCACGGTACGTGTTAAGAGCTGGGGTGCAAGCACTCCGGGCGATCTGCTTGCACCCCCACCACGAGCGATTTAGAGGATCGTTGTGGATAGTCGAAGCTACACCCGGCGGCGTCTCCATGCAATTGCGGCTACCCACCGGCCGGAGTCGTCAAATTCAATGCCTTCCGCACAGGGTCTTCAGCAGGTTGCGCGGGCGACTTTTTCGCAACCGCGCCACCCATTGCTCGGACAACACTCGGGTCTTTCGGATCGAAATTTCCGCTGTTGCCGATAGCCGACTTCACTTGCGTCGGATGGAAGGCGATATACGAGTCTTCCGCGTTATTTTCGCGGTGCTCCCGATACTTATCATGTGCAGAAGCCCACGCCTGATACGCGGGGTGCATCTGATCGGTGTGATCGAACGAATTTTTGTTCTTCGGGAAGTGCTTGTGTAACTCTTGCGTGGCCGCCTTAATCTCTTCCCTGTACGGTTCAGAGCCACCGACCTCACCAGTATTCTTATACACACTCCCGTCGTGGCCTTTCGATTGCAGAAAGTCCCTAGCTTGCTTGGGTGTCCGCACATTCAGCGCAATCCACTTCGCCTGCTCGGGAAACTCTTTTGCAAGCGCCCACGCCAATCCGTTGCCATCCCAGTTACCAAGATCCTGCATCCGCAGAGGGTTACGGATCGCAAGATGCACGGGCATCAGATTCATGCCGGCCTCTGTCTTGACGCCTCTGTCTCTTTGGTAAGACAGCCGATCGTTGGCCTGCCCAATAGTGCCAAAGTGCATTCCAACATCGTTGCGCTTCTGCTTAAAAGTGTCAAAATCCCCAGCGGTGCCGTGATACAGCGTGTCAGGTTGCCCCTGCCCGTTCACTACTTTACTGCCGGCAAACCACTTCTGAAAATTCGGGTTCTGCCGCGCCGGAATCGTCGCAGGCTGTTCCGTATTTTGCGCCACCGCGCCACCGCTGGCGTACGCGGGCATGCCCTTAAGTATTTTTTCACGCAGATCCGGCGGAATGTGCAGCGAGTGCAGCGTGTGCTCTGTCCTCCCAGCGTCATCTTTCGGGTGCTTGATCGTCAGCGGCTCGAATTTAGTCTCATGGCCAAGCTTTTTCAGGATCTCCTTCAGCCGACCGGGCACCATTTCGTCGTAATACTTTTTCATCTTGTGGGCGCCCGTGCGAAGGTCCTGGCCTTCAAGAATGTGATTGCCGCTGAGCGGGTGGCGTTCAGTCGCGAGCAATTTTTCAGCAGCTTCCTTACCAATCAAGTCGCTGAGCGCTTCCGGCGCTACGCTTTCAGGATGCTCATCCCATGCGCTCCCGCCGTGACGCTGGTAAGAGAGTTCCTTACTTTCGGGGTCATACGCCAATGCACTGAGATGCTTCGCCAGCCCATATCGATCAGCCTGCTCCTGGCCGGGCGTCCACGCCAACCGGTCGTACTTGCCTAGCGCCGCCTCACGCAGCGCGCGCTTCAGACCAAGATCGGTCCATCCATTAGTCGTGCCAACAAAGGGACCCTTGGGCGGCTGGTTCGGATCGCCCGGCGTGACGCCGTGTTCAAGGCGAAAATGAGCACGTAAGCTCTCCGGATACGCCTTGGCGTGCTTTTCCAGCGCCTCTTGCGTCTCAAAATCGGGGCTGGTGTTCCCTGAAGCCGGGTTGCGATACCGAAAATACGGCTTGTCTTCGCGGAATCCCTTCTGGCGCCCCTGCTGGCCCCAGTCGGACTGTAGTTCCTCCATGTGCAGTATTTTCTCGCCCTTCTTGTCGCGATCGTGCGCCTCAAGACGCGCCCTGCGCTCGGGCGAATTGGGAAACGTCTCGTCGAGAATCTTCTGCTCGGGTTCGGGCGACTTGCCCGCCGGCGCTGCTCGATCGGACAGACGCAAGTGCGCCAGCACATTCGGTATTTCACCCCAGTGAGGCCTGTGATAAAAATCATTCGCCTTCGGCGCTGCATGCTCCGCGTTGTAGGCCTCGTTCGCTTGCCGCACAGCGGCATTAAGCCTGTCACGCTCGGGGCTGTCTGACGCCCACTCATTTGGGTGGTTGCGGTGCCAATTTCTCAGTTCCACGTCCGCGCGCGTCTGTGCCGCGCGCAGCGGCCCCAATTTCTCATAATTTGGCGGCGTCGGCGGCGTGCGCAGCAGGATCTCGCGGTAATTCTCGCCGCCAGGAATAGTGTATTCTTCAAAATTCGGTCCACCCGTGCGTTCGCCCTCGCCATCCTCGTCAATGTCGTCGTCGCTCAGCCGAGTCTCTTTGATCTGCGGCAACGACTGGCGGAAATGACTGGCCAACTGCTCTCGCGTCACGCTCGGTTGACCAGCGAACTTTTGCGCGGCGCCGGAATTTGCGATCTCCTCCGGCTTAACGCCTTTGAGAGAGGCCAGCATCTGCTGGCCCGATCCTTTTGCTTGCGAGAGGGCCTGCGCCTGGGCGGCGGCGTGGCTATAGAGGCCTTGCGGATTGAGCTGGCGGCGTTGCTGGAGCGGGTCGACTTGGCCGCCCTCGGCGAAGCCATTGGCCTTACTCTGCAGCGCGTTACCGATCGCCGGCGCGGCGCCGGCGATCAGGGGCAAGACTTGCTCGATGCCGCCGCCGGCCGCACGCCCCTCGGACGCCGCGTTCTCGGCATTGTGCGCGACGTGGCGCGCGGTTAGGAGCGCGGAACGAATGTCTTTGCCGAGGTCACTCATCCTTCTTGCCCTTTTTCTCCGGCGCCGATGCTTTCGCCGCCGCAGCCTGCAGTTCCGCAGCCTTCAGCGCCCGCTCGTGCTCTCGATCGGCTTCCTTGTGCTCGCTCTCGTGCTGCTGCTTGCTGTGGTGGATCAGCACTTCCTTGGCGAGGTCGAGGACGCCGAGCTTTTCCTGTCGCTTGGAGTCGTCTTCCTCGCGGGCGTCGGTCAGCGCAGTCTCGCCGCGCTTGGTGTCAGCCTCGTGGGCGCGCGTATGGGCGTTGATCAATTCAGCCTGGGCGCGCGCCTGCGCCACGGTCATTTCAGATTTGGCCTTCAAGCGATCGGTGTCCGTCTCGACCTCGCCGCCGGCCGACTTGCCGGCGTCGCTCTGCAACGACTGCACTTCGGCCTTGGCCTTTTCCGCCGACGCCTGCGCCTTGAGCATGGCGGCGTCGGCCATCTTGGTCTTGGCCGCGCTTTCCGCCTGCTGTTTGAGCAGCTCGGGCGGCGGGGAAGCTTGAGCCTCTGGCGGCGCGAAGAACTGCTGCGGGTTATTGAAGCCGAGCGCCTGCAACGCCACGGTGTCAATGGCGATCGGGTCGTACATTTGCGGACTGGCCGACTGCAACTGCTTCAGCGCGGTGATCTTCATGATGCGCTGGATATGGCTCGACGTATTCGGATCGGCCTGCGGCACGAGATCGACATCATCGAGCGCCTGCCGAAACGTCTTCTCGTCCCACTGCCGGGCCGGTTTCTTGTTGCGCTGCCAGAATGCCGTGGGGTTCTCGCGGAAGCAGCGCGCAATGAGCTGCAGCTCACGCGCCTGCGCGGCGTGCATGCGTTTGTGTACGCTGTTGAGCATGATCGTCGCCTGCTCGATCAGGGCAAGCGTGGTGCCCACCGGCGCGTTGGCCTTGCCCTCGCCGACCGGCTGCTCGGAAATGCCGCCGACGCGGGCGCCGGTGGTGGCCATGCTGTCGACCAACTGCATCAGCGCCGGCGACGGCGGATTGTAAGGCAGCGGCATGAACGCGTCCTTGAGCGGCAGACCGCCAGTCTTTACCAGCGCCGCCCCGCCCGGCGGAATGCGAAAGATATTCGTGTTCTGGCGCGCTCCAGTATCCGCCATGAGGCATCCTGGAAAGTTATTATACATTCCAGCATCCAGCAACTCGCGCCACGCAGCTGTAATAGCGTTAGTAGTATTGCCAAGTATGTGAAGAAGACCGAGATCATAAAAGCCAAAACCAGGAACGAACGTATATTTGACAAAGTTCTCACGAGCCTCGGGAAGCTTCTTGGTGTCCTCGTCGTAGTTGCGGACGATAGACAAGACGTGCTTGCTGGAGACGTCGATCGTGACACGATACGGAATTTCGAGGCCACTGGGTTTCCCCTTGTGCTTGTGTTCAAAGCCCTTGATGTCCAATTCGCAGTAGCACTCGTAGATCTCGCGGTCGCGGTCGTAAGGGTGGACGGCGTCGGGCGTGACGCCCTGCTGCGCCTTTTTCTCCTGCTGTGTCGCGTCCAGGTTCGGCGTGTGCGGCGTCGAAAGATCGACGTCCTTGTAAACGCCGAGGATCTGCAAGCGCCGCACCGTCGAGGGCCGCATCATCGTACGATGCGTCACACGTTTGGCGTTGGCCAGATCGGTGGCGGCGTTGTTCACGATCAGGTCGTCGGCGTCAACCGATTCGCTGACGGGACGGTTGCGGAGCGGGCAATTGTACACTTTCTTGAACGCCGTGCCGCCAAAACCGAGCAGCAGCAGCATTTTGTCAGTGTCCGGAACGTATTCGGTCGCGGTCACCGTCAAAAAATGGTTGAGATCGCGCTCGAACGCATCGGCGACTTGATCGCGTTGCAGACTTGAGCCGTTGGCGTCGTCGCGGATCTTGGCCGGACCGTCGGTCGGCAGCATCTCGCTGCGCGCATTCGCCTGAAAGCGCAGCACCGCCTCCTGTAGCAGCGGGTGGCGCACCTTGCTCATGCCCTCGACCGGCGCGCCGTCGGCCGCCGAACTGATACCAGGAATCTCGATGCGGAAGCCCAGCAGCTTGATGCCCTGGGCGCGGTCCTCGACCCAGTCTGTCCGCGACCGGAGGTCATCCTCGACGCCGCGGATCAGGTCATCAGCGATCCGATACAGCTCCTGCTCGTCAATCTTGTCGATCAGATTGGCGAACCAGCCTAGATTCGGTTCATCGGGACCGTCGCCAAGCGAGCTGCCATCCAGGCTGACCGTGACTGAACCGTCGGCGTGCTGGATGCGCAGAACCGTGCCGCTATCATCAGTTTCCGGAATGTCTGGCGCTGTGTCAGCGTCGTGGTTGATGCTGACGCCCGGAGCAATGGCGCCATTCGCCGAAAATGCGGGAACCCTAAGAGACTGGCTGTTGCCGGGTACGAGCGACATGGGCTTTCTCGACCTCCGCGGTGAACAAGGCGAGCCCTTGTTTGGCCGCCGTGTCTTCACTCCCGGCCTTTATATCGTAAAAACGCGAGTATGCGAAGGAAGCCTGCCCCCAGACATGCACCCGGTACAACGAGACGCCTTTGGGCAGGCGCTCGATCGATGGAACCCAGTCGACAGTGGCCGAGCAACAGACGCGCGGAAGGCCAAGCGGGCTATGCTGTGGCATGCGAGTCACTCACAACACGATCTTCCAATCGGTCGCCAGCAACGCGTCGCTGAACATCGCGTAATGCCCGCGCGCACCGCCGTCGTGGCAGAGAACACAACCGTGCTCAATCTCCAGATACTGACCATTCCAGCCGGCGCGCGCGATGCGGCCTCCGGCCTTCAGCGCACGAATGGCGTCACCAGTATCCAGCGCCGCGTCCGACGGTTGCCCAAACAAATCCTCGGAAATTGCGCCGGCGCCGACAATAGTGTCGTCGCGCGGCGTGGCGGTAAAGATCACTTCCTGGAGCACAAGCGGTGGCTGCTGTTGAACGCCATGGTCGCCACCAGCAGGCACGCCGGTCGGATTCAGCGCGCTCGGGTCGGGCGCCAACGCACTCGGCTGCGCGGTAACAGGATCGATAGTGACGGGCGCGCCGTACCCACCCGGATCACCCGCGCCAGTTGTCGCCGGCTCCGAAGGCAGCGGTTCGCCGACAAACCCCGGCGGCGTGTTGGCCACCAGATCGGGGAACTTCGCCGCCACTTGGGGCGGGATTGGCACAAAAGTCGTCGAATCGTTTTCACCAGCCATGTTTCGTCCCCGTCAAACTGCGTAAAGCGGCCCCTGCGGCTTCACGTTTTCAAACAACTGCGACTGCGTATGCGCGGCGAGCATCTCGTCGCTGCGCGTCAGCAATCCACATTCTCGCATGTGCTTCAATGCCTGCGACACCGTGTCCGTCAGGTCCTTGTATTTCCCCTTCGGAAACGTCGATACCTGACGGATCACCATTTCCGCCCAATCCTTGTCAGGCGCGTACACCATACCCTCGGCGAAGATGTGTTGTACAGAGTAAAGACGCGACACCTTGTCGATCGACTTGGGGTCGATCAGGTGGACCGCCCATGGCTCGTGCCCGAACAAGCGCCGCAGCTCCTGCGCCACGCTAATGCCCGACGCCTTGTTTTCCACCAGCAACCGGTCGACCTTCAAGTCCTTGCACGTCTTGGCCGCTTTCTTGACCAGCTCGTGCAGGCCAAGCCGCTCCTGCCACGCGAACATCATGATCAATCGCGGAACCGGCAACATGGCGCTGTCATAACTTAGTTCTACGTCTTTAGGACGACCGTAGCGGTCGACCATGCGCGTCGCGCGCTGCTCGTTGATCGAGCTGGAGACGCCCCACACCGTCATTGCGGAGTAGTCGTTTTCCTCTTTCTCGGTGTAAGCGGTGTCCAGGCTGGCGACGATGAAATCGATCGGCGGGTACTCGCGCGCAGACCACAAGCGCCACCATGCGTCCTTGATAATGCCGCCGCCACGCGGCACGGGACACTGTTCGAATTGCCCGGCCGCAGCATAGGGTCCAAGTATTTTTGAATCGCGCTCAACCACGTCGGCCGGGAACCGCTCGGGGAACAGCAGCTCGCCGCGTTCAGTCCGAGGGTCCACTAAGCCTAGCTTAGTCGGAATACAACGATCAGGATCAAAGTGCATTGGAAGCATAATATGATCGTAACCAAGGTGGCGATCCAATATCTGACCGGAAATATCATCCTCGTGTAAGCGCTGCATGACCACTACTATGGCGCTACTTATGGGATTGTTGAGTCGAGTTGGCAAAGCTTCGTTAAACCACGTGTTAACTGAAGTGCGTGTTGCATCGGAGTTAGCGCCGTCAACAGAATTTAAATCATCGAGTAAGCAACGGTCGGCGCGCGCGCCAGTGATCGAGCCGGTGGCGATGGCGTGCCGCCAGCCACCCGCCGTGTTCTCGAATTTCTTCTTGCTGTTCTGGTCGCCCGTCAGGATAACGCGATCGCCCCAGTGACCTTGGTACCAGTCACTCTCGATCAGCCGGCGCATGCGCAAATTATCGCGCAGCGCCACGTCCTCGAAACTGTGCGACGCGCAGATATAGCGCAGGTGCGGCATGTTACGCGGACCCCACTCCCACGCCGGAAAAAATACAGATACGATCATCGAATTGTGGACGATAAGCCCATCGATGGTGAACGACGCGTCCTCGTCGACTGTCAAGCACCTGCACTCGCCAAAACCAGCGTCTTCTAGCGAGTTGACTGCGTCCTCATAGACGTGCGGATCAAAACGATCAAAGAACGCCTGCGCCGCTATCAAACGCTTGCGATTCATGAGTCCCGGCAGCTTGGCTATCTTGGCGACTTCTCCACGTTCTGAGGTCTGTATGTCGAAATACACGTAAACCCCTCCTGGCTGAGACGCAGTTTCCAGACGCGCTTCTCTACGGCGTACTCTGGCTTTGATGTTCAGGGCCATGAGAGCCCTGTGGACGTCATGCGCCAGCCCTTCGCTGACTGTCGTGGCCGACGCCAGCATGCTGGTCTTTTTGCCATCGTGGCGCACGCCGACCGTGCCATCGCAAGACCAGTAGGCTCCGAGAAAGTTGCCTATCGCTTCTGGCCCCGAACGAAAAACGCCCTCGGGAATCCTCTTGGTGTACGAGTTGCTGCGGTATAGGTCGTGTGAACGCAGCCAGTCCAGCACGGGCGGTTCAAACCCAGGCGCGACCCGCGTTTCGCTAGACTTCAAAACGATCTTTGAGGCCTGCACCCTTTTGTTTGAGTGCGGCGCCTCATACGCGTAAAAGCCACAAATAGTGGCGCACTGAATAAAATCGTCGATCGCATCACGATCCATGTTCACAAAAGCAAGCGACCGTTGCGAAATGCAGCCGTCGCCGACTAGGTAGCCAAGCAGACGCGCTTCCTCGGGCCTCATGGACCTATCGCCAAAGTCCTCGGTTCTGTGTGGCGCGCCGACGTAATCTTGCAGTGTCAGGTCCCCCGCGCTGACCCACCCACGCGGCGTCAGGAACGGATGGTCAAAAGCCGTGCGCACGTTGCGACCGCTGAAAGTCCCCACCTGGATCGTCGGAAGCGCGCCTTGCTCGTGAACTGCCGTCACGCTCCGGAAACGCCCCCTATGCGTCAGCACGCGGTCGCCAACGCAGATATCCCCCAGGCGCACGAAACCACAGTCTGTGAAGACCATCTCGTCCACATGGACTGGTTTGGAAAATCCAGGTGGCACGTTGATCAGCAGGCGGTTGTAGACTTCCCCGTCGGCCGTCTCGCCGTCGCTGATCGCCTCCAAATGCGTTCCGATGAAATCCGCGTGCCAGTTATGCACGTAAGGCTGACCGGGCTCCAGCACTGGCCACGCGCGTTTGACGAACTCGATAAAGCTCTGCTCACAGGCCTCCTTGTCCAGAGCCTTGAGCATCGCCGCCGGGTCAATGCGGTGTGGAAGCGTGAGTGTGGGCATCAGGGGCCAAAATCCTCCCGGCGCAAATTGTCCTGCCGCTCACTGATCTTGGCCGAGAGCGCCAGCGAACCGGCGATACTAGCGATCAGCTTGGCAATCAACTCGGAGATGGCGAACGCCGTGAGGACCGCGGCCTTCTCATCATCGGCGTCAACCGCGTCTTTCAAAATCTTGAACAATTGCTCAATATCTTGGTCACGGGTCATCGTCCTCGTCCTCTGGTGTCACGTCGATCATCTTGACGAACGCGCGCTCAGCGGCGTGGATCTCGTCCAGGCTCATGTGCGAGACGTCAATCGTGTTGGTGCTCTTGACCTCGACAGTGGCGTTGGTGTCGACGGTCTTGTGCTCACCCCATGCGCGGCGGTTCATCTTGGATGCCAGCCACTGATGGGCGTGAATGATGACCTTGCGCTCATCGGGATCGAGCGACCGATCATAGGCCACGGGCAGAATATCGTTGGCCAGTTTCTCGGCGCGCAGGTCGCGCGCGATCTCATAGGCCTCTTTGAACTCGGGGTTCTCGACCAGCCAGTAATAGAGCTGGCGGTGGCTGGGCGCCCAAATCTCCTCGATGGCGATCCGCTCCAGCGTGCGGCCGCTGGCCACCTCGTCACAGACGCGCTCGGCCACCTCGACCGTGTACCGGCCCACCCACGGCAGCTTGTACGGCGCGGGGGCGCGCCGCTCGGAGTGGACTGTAAAGAGGGCCGGCAGGTTATCGGTCAGCGTCTTTTCTCCATCCTGACATCCCATATGCGATCAAGAGGCCAAGTATAGCCGGCCACCCCCACATCAAGAGTATAAAGAGAACAAAAATTATGGTTCCAATCGTTTCCATATCCGTTACCTCCTGCCTTCAAAGAGGGGAGCGAGGGGACCGCACCCTCGTCGTCTGCCTGACATGCTCTCGCCCCTGAAGGGGGCGAGGTTCCAAGGGACAGCATCAAGCCGCCCTCCGGATGCTTCCTGCTTCGACGGGCCGCTTACTGCGGTGCCCCTCCACAGGCTTCAAGGACTTATCCAGCCCCCGTTGTAGGATATTGATCGCCGCATTGGTGTCGGCATTGGCCTCGTGGCCGCAGCCTGTGCAGACAAACCGCGCCTGATCCTGGCGGCTCGCCGCATCCACTACACCGCACGCAGCGCATGTTTGGCTGGTGTAGGCGGCTGGCACTTCGATGAGCCTGCCACCGCGATCCGCCAGCTTGTAGCCGAGCATGATGCGAAACGCGCCCCAGCCTTGATCGAGGATGGCGCGGTTCAGCCCGGCTTTCTGACGGACCTTCTTGCCCGGTTCGGCCATGGTGCCCTTCGCAGAGCGGACCATGTTCTGCACCTTCAGCGCCTCCACAACGACCGTGCCGTGGTTCTTGGCGATGGTCGTGGTTTGCTCGTGGAGGAAGTTCTTGCGGGCGTTCGCCACCCGCATCTGGATTTTCGTCACGCGGCGGATAGCCTTGCGACGATTGGACGAGCCACGTTTCTTGCGGCTCAGATTGCGTTGCGCCTTCCGCAGCGCCTTGAGCGCCTTCTTGCCGTGGTTGGCTGGCGCGATGTTGATGCCGTCGCTCAGGGCCGCGAACACCGCCACGCCACGGTCTATCCCGACCGCCGGAAGGATGGACGGGATCGGCTCGGCCACCTCACGCTGCCACTGGACGGAGACGCGCCATTGCCCGGCACGGCGCGAGGCGGTCGCGTTGCAGATGTCGCCGGGGATGGCATACCACCCACGAAGCCTGATCCAACCCAGCTTCGGCAGCTTGATCCGCCCGGACGATGTGCCCGTGCGCTCAACCTTGATCGAAACCGGATCGGGAAACCGGAAGCTGTCGTTCAGGCCCTTCTTGCGCGGCGTCGGGTATTCCGCGCGCCCCGCCCACCAGTTCTGATAGGCGCGGTCCAGGTCCTTGAGCGCCTGTTGCAGCGGGTGGACTGGCGCCGCTTTCAGCCAATCAACCTCGGCCCGCAGCGCAGTTACTTCGCGGCACTGGCTGGCGAAGTTGAACGTCCTACCAGGACGCCACCATTCTTGCCGCTGTTCGAGCGCGAGGTTGTAAACGAACCGGCACGAACCCGCGATCTGCGCCATCTGCTGCGCTTGCTCGTCGGTCGGGTAGAGCCGGTATGTGTTGGCCTTGCGGATAACCATGCCGCAATGATACGGTTAGCCTATGAGCAATGCAAGCGACTTTCGGCGAGGCCGTTCCTGTGTTTCCGCGCTACACGTCCACTTAGTCTTCGTCGCGAAGTACCGGCGCCACGTCTTCGACGGCCCCGCCATCGAGGCGTTGCGGGACATCTTCGACAAGGTATGCGCCGATTTCGAGGCCGAGCTTCGGGCGTGCGATGGCGAGGACGACCATGTGCATCTGTTGGTCGAGTATCCGCCGAAGGTGGCAATCTCGGCTCTGGTGAACAGCCTCAAGGGCGTGTCCTCTCGCTTGCTGCGGCAGCGCCGTCCAGACATCGCCCGGCGCTACTGGAAAGGCGTCCTGTGGTCCCCGTCCTACTTCGCGGCATCCTGCGGCGGTGCGCCACTCAGCATCGTGCGCCAATACGTCGAACAGCAGCGCACGCCCGACTGATTCATGCCGGCGCAGACGCGCCTTACGGCCTTACCCCGCCCTGAACGGCGCGGCTTGCGGCCGATTTTCGGTCAGTCTCCTTGTGTGAATTATACAGCCGTCAGTCGGCCAGTTCCAGCGATCTTATGAGGCACGCCCGAGCTATCGTCGCACACTGCGCGGCCTCTTTCTGGTGCGCCAGCATATCCGCCACCAGCACATTCCGCCCCAACGAGTCGCCGGCATGTGACAGAGCAAACCAGTCCGCCGCCACGCGCCTGTGCGCCACCGCGGACATCTGCTGATACGCCACAGCGCGAAACTCAAACCATCGCCGCAAAGCCCCTATCCTGTTCATGCGAGCTTCCCGCCAGTGGGCTTCGCGCCCCAGCGACGAGCATTTGCGCTGCCGACTCTCCTCCAGGATTCGGGCCATCGCTTTTTCCAGTCCCGCAATGAGCGGGCGCACATAGGCAACCGGAATGCTGATCGTCTGCGCGTCACCGTTATCACCAATCGAATCAATATCGACGCGCGTTGCGTTGGCTGCGTCGTCCCTGTCGAACTTGGCAACCTCCGCTTCGTGTACGGGCCGTCCTTTGCGCCGAAGCACGCCAAGAGGCTCCATCGCCGTCACTGTGATTATGTAAAACATTGATCTCTCCTGCTGTCTCGTGCTACGCAATCGGCAGCACCGTTGGAGTGACTGTCTCACAGCGCAGCTCAAAACCACACCGGTTCTCCAGCTTGGGTAGCGAGAACACCCGAAAGCCGGGCTTCCCATACTCAGAGAACTTTTCAAGCCCGACTTCTTTCTTAAGCTCGTTGGCCAATTGCGCGGCGGCTTTGCGCGCCTCGTGGTAGTCCCGATGAAAGCTGGACATTGGTCTCTCCTGTTCGATGTCCTCAATATGGGGCAATCGTATGCGCTTGTCAACTTCCACAAAAAGTTATTTTCCCTGAGATTATTGTTGCAACCGAATACGATTGAGCGCATAAAGGGTCATCGGCAAACGAGACGCCGGCAGCCACCGACCAAAGGACCAGCACCATGGCCATCCAGAACGCCTCCATCCTGACCGCCGCTTCCCGCCAGTGGGCTTCGCGCCCCAGCGACGAGCGCTTCACTTCCCTGCTCGACTTGCAGGATCACGTCAACACCCAGCGCGACCGTTCGCGCGGCAAGATCGTCTCGAGCCGCGGCGTCACCGCCCAGCCCGATCCGAGCTGCCCCCATCAGGGCCTCGTGATCGTCGGCAAGGAAGGCCACGCCGCCAACCCCAGCCACTTCGCGTTCGGGCAGTTGGCCAATCTCGCCGCCGCCCCCGCCGGCTACCTGCGCGGCCTGCCGGCCCCGCTCGCCGCCGACTGCATCAACTACGGCCTGAAGATTGAGCGCGGCATCTCCGACGTGGGCCTGCTACTGCGCCGCGAAGAAAATATCGTGGGAGACGATTGTGTAAGCAGCTTGTCACTCGTCGCCGCCACCGGCCCGAAGTATGGCCGCATCTGGAACAGCGACGTGGTCAACGCCCTCGTCGATCGGGTCGGCGATGGCATCACCGGCGGCTGGCGTGTTCCGGGCGAGTTTGGCAAGGCGGTCGAAGTGACCAAGGCCAACACCACACTCTACGCCGGCGACCGCGACATGTTCGTGTTCCTCGCCGACGAGCAGAACCGCGTCACCATCCCGAACCGCCGCAACGGCGAAAGCGGCTCCTTGGCTCGCGGCTTTTTCGTTCAAAACTCCGAGGTGGGGTCCTCCGCTTTTGCTGTCTCGACGTTCCTCTTCGACTACGTCTGCTGCAACCGCATCGTCCATAACGCCCGTGACGTGACCGAGCTGCGCATCCGCCACACGGCGGCGGCCCCCGACAAGTGGCTCGAGGAGGCGCTGCCCGTCCTCGAAGCCTACGCCCATAGCTCAGCCACCCCGATCGAGGCCACGCTGCAAGCCGCCCAGCAGCGCAAGATCGACAATGTTGAGGCTTTCTTGAAAGGCCGCAACTGGACCTCCTCGCTTATCGCGAGATCCCAAGCCGCGCATGAAGACGAGGAGGGCCGGCCCGTCGAAACTTTGTGGGACGTCGTGTGCGGCGCCACCGCCTACGCCAAGAGCATCGAGCACCAGGATACCCGCGTCTCGGTCGAACGCGCCGCCGGAAACCTTCTCGACCTCGTCGCCGCCTGAAATCAAGGCCCGGCATCGCTGCCGGGCCTATCCACTCTTGGGGAAAAATAAAATGGGAACGCACGAGCAGAGCGTCGGCGCGACCGATGAATGGTACACACCACCTGAAGTGTTTGCCGCGCTGGGGCAGCCCTACTTCGACCTCGACGTGGCGGCGCCGGAGGACCGCCGCTTCGCTTGCGTGTCGGCAAAGCGCTTCATTACCGCCGACAGTCTCGCCCAGTCGTGGGACGGGTTTATTTGGATGAACCCGCCCTTCGGCGGCCGCAACGGCATCAAACCGTGGCTGGACAAGTTCATGGACCACGGCAACGGCGTCGCCTTAACGCCCGATCGCACGTCAGCGCCATGGTGGCAGGCCAGCGCGCGCCGCGCGGACTGGATCCTGTTTGTGAAGGGCAAGATCAAGTTTATCGGTCCTGACGGGACCCGTGGTCGCTCCCCGGCACAAGGAACGTGCCTTATGAGCAAAGGAAAACGAGGAACATCGGCGCTGTGGCAAGCGGCGTGCGCAGGCTTCGGATTTTTGATGATGGCGGGTTGACAAGCGCTAAAGCCTGGGGCACTCTCCCCAGGCTAACTCCTATGAGCGCTTCCTCAACAGTTCTCTTGGACTAGCATTAAAAGGCCACTGTTCGCGCAGGGGCCTTTTTCGTATGCGCGTGTCAGGTACTGGCGCGCGGACGCGGTTATCTTGCATGTGCTGCGCAACAAATCAAAGCTCAGAGCCACACCCGTAAAACCAGACGCTGATGCCAGGGCGCACGTTAGAAAGGCCGCCATCGAGTACCCAGCAGTCACCTTCCTCTGCGGCTTTGCGCATGATTGGACCAAGCGGAGGCTTAAATGCTCCATCATTCCGCGTCCAAACCACACAAAAAGCATTAGGGTGGCACCAACCTTCATTTTCCAGAATCTGCCAGCGCAATCCGTAGTGTTCCGCTACTCTATCGTATGCGCTAAAACACACTGCATACGGCTGCGTTACAATAGCAGCTGCGCAACGATTGCGTGGACCTCCGCTACGATAATACCTTGAATGGTCAAAAACCGGGTACTTGACCGTGTAGTCGTTGTGCAGGTGCACGCCACCGGCGCCGAGCGTCTTTAACCCGAACACACTCTTGCTAACCGACCACCCACGCGCGGCGCCAAATTCTGCGGCGCATGCGTGCTCAGCTTCCCGAGACGCCTGCCGCCAGCGACTTTTACCTAACCCTTTAGAATCACCTCCCCAACTGTCATACAACTCTCTTATTAGCCGCTCACGGCGCTCATGATTAACTAAAGTGCTACTTTTCATTAGAGTCTCCTAGAAGACGGGCTACTGGGCACACTGACCATAGAATACGAGTACTGTCAAGTGTGGAGATGAGTTAGCAAGTCTGAGTTAGTCAGCTTTGGCCGGCCAAAAAGTGGCTAACTCGATTTTTCCCTTATTCTTCTAGGGACTCAGAATATATGAATTAGTTAGTCATGAGAAGTACTTTGGGCCCGTGCATGCGCGCATGTGTGTGTGTGTGTGCGTGCGCGCGCGTACCACTGCATGCACGCACACAGACCACTTTCTCCGCGCGAGGCTACCTGCTTTTTTATACTAACTAATTATCTAATAAAATATATATATATATAAAACAACAACTTAGCACGTAAAAAATAGGTTATTCCGCACCGCCCCTCGCTAACTCAGCCGCTAACTCACTAACTGGCTCCGCGCAACAAAAAAAAACCGGGCAAAATAAAGCCCGGTTTCGTATTCGTTTGTCTGGTCACTCCGGCTTAAAAGGTCTCTCGTTCGGTGGACGCCCCACGGCCCCGTAATCCATGAGTTCCCACGACTGGATGTTCCCGCCGCCGCCGCCAAATCGAAGAGCAGCCAGCTTTTGGGTCTTGCGCTCCACCAGAACGCCCTTCACAAACCAAAGCTGGTTTCCCGTCCCGTTGTGGCGCTTGAACCCAAGCTGCTCCAGCGCGGTCTGCAAATCGTCGCGCTCGGCGCGCGTGCGCGCCTCCACCGCCTCCCTCATGTCTTTGTAGACCACCAGGAAGTCGGTCCACTTGCGCCAGTCGTCGTCGATTTTTTCGTTTTTGCCGTGAATCTGCTGAGCTATGGCCGACAGCTCGTCGGTCAGGCGACGCTTCATGTCGCCCGCCACCATGAAGTCCCCCTCGAGTTCTCCAATCATGGCGCGCAAGCTCAGCGGCATGGGCAACTCGCGCACACCGGCCTTTTCGCACAGCCCGAACTCGGTGGCCCGTGCGCGCGCTTCGGCGATCAGCTGAGGTAGTTCTTCGACCAGTCCGCCGGTGTCCACTTCGTAAACCAGCATCTTGACCACGCCTATGCGGCGGTTGCCCGTGGGGTCTCGCAAAAAGCTGAAATCCATTTCCCTGACGTAGCCGCGCACCAGATCGTCGCGCGCTTCGGGTGTGGCGGCCCGCGCCAGTTCCGCCGCGACCGCGCCAGCGCTCTTGTCTTTTACCACGCCATTGACGCACATGACGTTGACAAACTGGCGCAGCTGGATGTAGCTGTCCTTGCCGTGAATGCCGCGCCCCTCGTCGGATACGGGCGTCAGGACAGCCTTCAGGCTCTCCGTGTTGTGCCCGCGCAAGTCAAGCATTTCGGCCATTTCCAAAATCAGCTTTCCCGCCATGGACATGGCTGCGTGATTGAGATTGGACGAACTGTCGAATTTAAGATGCCCGCTTTCTTTGAAAGCGCTGACGGATACGCCACGCGCCGTTTCGTTGGCGATGACGCGCAGCATCTTGGTCTTGGCCGACCCACCCAGGCCCGCGAGGGCCAGCGTCAAATCGAATTTGGTGCCCGGAACTTCGGCGCGAGACACAAAACCGGCCATCCAGTAGGCCCCCAGCAACGAAACGTAATCGTAATCCTTGTCCACGAACAGGCGATGCCCGGTGTACCTGGGCAGCCAGGAATCGAGCCGGCGCACGCCATCCCACGCTTCCCAATTTTTCATCCGCGACGACATGCTGTTGAAATCGCGCCTGTGCGCCATGTCGCCCAGCCACATTTCGACGTCGCGGGCCGCTGGCGTGTAATTCACGCCGCCCCACGGCTTGGTGCGATCGGTCGCCAGCGAGCACAGTCCGGCGACCGCCGCGTCTGTGCCCGAACTCCACCGATCGAGGGCCGCGTCATCAACCACCTCGCGGCTTGGCGCGCGCTTCACCAGCCGACGAAACACAGTGCGCTGGACAAAAGAATCATAAAATGGCCAGACATTGAGCTGGAGCGCGAGAAAAAACGCAAAATCCGACCACGCCTTCGAGTCAGCATTTCCCTGCGCGTCAGTCGACCAGCCGATTGTGCCCAACCCGCGCAGGATCTCCTCTTCCTCGTGCCCCATGGGGTCGCCGTCGTCGGGCGTCTTGTGCAACATTTGCGCGGCGCGGATCGCCTCGCCGGCAGTCTTGCCCGCCGACATCAGCTTGGCGGCGCAGAGCGCCCACCCGGCTTCGGTGGGCCGCAAGCCCGGAACCGCGTCTTTCTCGACCTGCGCCTGCGCCGTGTGCGCCTTGTCGTGCAGCGTCAGGACGCTCTGCTCCCACTGCGCCGACAGTTCCGCGTGCGTGGCCATGTCCGCGGCGAGCAGCGACGCCATGAAGCCCCGCGCCATTTCCTTCAATCGGCGGCTCTTCTCCGCGTCGCGCTCGCGGCAGCCCTTGTGCAGGATGTCACAAACGCCAGCGATCAAAGGGCGCCGGTAAATGTCCTTCGCCGCGTCCGCGTCTTCGGCCTTGAACTTTTGCTCGTCTTCCGGCGATGGCTTGAACGCACTCTCGAAATTGAACCCCTGCGCCTTCGCGGCCCCGGCCCAATCGACATTTTCCGATTCGCCGATCTTGGCTTGCCGCAACCCCTTCGCCTCGAACACCCCGCGCTGAAATTCCCGCGACCATGCGTTGTCGTTATCAGGCATGGCCTCGCGCAACCGCCCGACCGTCCGGTCCAGATCGATATGGCCGGCCTTGATCACCGCGCCGATCCTGAGCCCCAGCTCATAGCATCGCGTCCCGCGCAGCGTGCCCGGCCCCATGCCGGCGAGCGCCGCCAGATCGCTCTCCAGCGTCGCCCTGGCGTCGGCGATCATGCGCGGGCTCAGGACGCCCTCGAACGGGTCGCCGGTGCTCTGGTGGCCCGGCTCCCGCAATTTCCAGCCCAGCGGCTCGAGCGCGGCCCCCAGCCCCGTCATAAAGCCGGCGAGGTCTTCGATCAGCGACCAGTCGCCGGGCCGCCTCTGGTAAATATTACGCCCGGCCGAATCCGGGCGCCAAACGTACGGCTTTTGTGTCCCCGGATGAATGCCCCAGACCACCGCCTGCTTCGGCCCGGCCGGCGCTTTTTGGCCACGCCCCAGGACCTGGATAGCGCAGCTTTCCGCTCCCGGTCCCTCCCCCTTGTAAAAACGAAAATCCCGGCTGCCCGCCTCGGCGTCGCGCACGCGCAGCGGCATCAGGAATTTTGGCTCGCGGCCAATCCGGACCGAGGCGTCAGGCAGCAGCGCCCGAACGACAGCGGCGAGCTTGGGGTCTTCGAAATCGACGTCGAGGGCGATCAACCGCGTCCCGTCGCCGAGGTCCTGACCAAATAGCACCCCGATATTGTCGCCTTTAAGTATTCGTGCCTCAAGATCAAATACAGGGTAAATATTCGTTTGCCATCCGATCTCGTAAGGATCTTTCCCCTTGGTCGGAATGACGTGGTACCCAAGCCCCAGCAGGATCCCGGCGGCGCGAACGCCGGTCTGACGGAATTGCTGCTCAGGGTCGACTGTGTGGGCGTTCATCTTGGTCTGGCCTCCTTGGGAACTTGGCGGCCGGAAGCAATCGCTCTAGGATTTCCAGAACGATTGCTCGTCGCCGTTGCGCTTCTTGTAAGTCCGGTACTTCGTCAGGATCTCGTCGATAATGTCCAACTGCCTGGGCGTGGGGACGGTGTAAAATGATGCGCGGTCGAGAATATCGACCACGAAATCGCCCTCCCACTTGTTCAGCGGCAGACAGCCAAATT